TGATATGGCAGCGCGTCGCCATTTCGTGATCCCCGACTGTCAGGTTCGTCCGGGCGTCCCAACCGATCATATCGATTGGATCGCCCAGGCCATCGTGGACTACAAGCCAGATGTCATCGTGAATATCGGTGACTGGTGGGACATGCCTAGCCTGTCGTCGCATGACGGTCCTGGTTCGCTCGCCAAGGAGGGGGCCAGGTACGAGGACGACGTAGATACAGGGAACGACGCCTATGCCCGTCTCGTGGCTCCTATGCGGTCAGAGCAGGCGAGGCTGATCCGTGGTCGTCGCGGCGCCTGGAATCCTCGCTGCATCTTCACGTTCGGCAACCATGAGAACCGAATCAACCGGGCGATCAACAACGACCCTCGTTTCGCCGGCACGATCGGTGAGCACCATCTGGACACTCAGGGATTCGAGCGGCATGCGTTCCTCCGGGTGGTCGAGGTGGACGGAGTGAATTACTCCCATTACTTCCAGATGGAGAAGTCAGACCGCCCCATTGGCGGATCGATGGACAACCGGTTGAACAAGATCGGTGCGACGTTCGTGTGCGGCCATGAGCAGGGCTATTTGGTCCATCGACGGCCACTGCCTATCGGCCGGACCATCCACGGCATCGTGGCTGGGTCAGCCTATTTGCACGATGAGGGATACCGCGGCCACCAGCGAAACAACGACTGGCGCGGGATTGTGGTGCTGAACGATGTGCGCAACAACGGCGACCTGGAGCCGATGCCGGTCACCTTGCAGGCGCTGTGCCGGAAGTACGAAGGCATGGAGCTGCACGACTTCCTGCGGAAGAAGTACCCGAATGCTGAGCAGCGATTCACTTTGGCTAGGCAGCTCTAATGGACTTCAGAGTCTATCTCGGCGGATACCAACCGCATCCGGAGGTGCTCTATTTGAAGGCTGGCATGACTGGCAATTTGAAGAGCCGGATTAATAGCTATGGCGGTGTACTTCCAGGTGGAATGACCTTCATGTGGGCAGCAATTGTAAGTAGCCGTGGTGATGCGCTTAGGGGCGAAACTGAGCTTATGAGGTCGCTTGAGTCTCATGGTGGGTTTACGCCAGTGAGTGGCGAGTGGTTTAGCTGCGATCCGTTCTTGAAGAGCGTTGCAATAGATGAACTGTTCAAGATCGGGACAAGGCGGATTGAGGTCAGGTGCACGCATGTTAAGCCATTCTCAAGCGGTAAGCGGGGCAGGCGAAATGAAGGTTGAGGCGCACAAGAAGGAGCTCCATAGCTTCGATGTTCGCGGGATGGACATCGAAACGGTCCTCATCGGTCCTGTAACTCAGCAGATCATTGATGCTGATCGTCTCGTGCGGACCGAGTTTAGGAATGGCTTCCCAAACTGGATGATGTATCGCACCGCTCTTGCTGGAGACTCCATTTTTCTGCCACGTTTGCGGGAGTGGGCCATCGCATTCACCTGGGTCTACTGCCTGGATGGTGCCGTCAAGCGCAAGACGCTAAGCGATGAGTTAATTGGATGCGTGTCACTGGATGTTCTTTCCCGCCTAGTGTTCAGTCGGTGGCTCGCGCCGCACAGTGACATAGCGGCGACGATTAGCGTTGACCGAAATACATACAAGAGGCTTCGCGACCGCATTTATGCCAGGCTGGCGGCGAGTCTCGATGAGTACTGGATTCGCTTAATCATTGCCTATCGCGAAGTGCGCAGACATGAACGGTCTGAACATGGACGATATCGGCGGTAAAATATAACTGTGGTCGAAAAGTGGTGACGAACCACCGGCCTCCGCCGCTGCGACCTAACGGCCGGCGGCACCTACAAGTTTTGGGTGGCAGCAGGCTAGATATCGGCCATGCGGGTCCGGCTGCATGGCGAGGTCGGGAGAGGTCCGAAAGGTTAAAACCCTCACAACCTTGGGAACCCGTGGCCTGTAAAGCCGACGCGTAGGCGTTCTGCCACCCAGATTCATTCGGAGCCAGCCATGACCGACGAAACCGAAGTTGATATTGTCGGCGAGATTGACCTTGAAGAAGACCACGGCGATGCCGATTGGGTCGTCTACAGCGGCGGTGGTACGGCCAACAGCGGTCAGTACATCTTTCCACTGGGCGTGGGTGAGTTCTGCAAGTCTCGCGGTTTCGAGGCGCTGCACATTCCAGACAAGCCTGGGGACATCTACGGCCTGAGCGCCGAAGAGGACCGCTGGGTCGTTATTGGCAAGGGCAAGAGTAAGACCAACCTAACCGCGGTGAAATGACATGGCAAAGCTGACTGGCAAGTAGAGGAAAGGTCTCCTTTCCAGTGATTTCGGCCTTCCCGGCCAGCGCAAGTATCCGATGCCGGATGCTAGTCACGCCGCCAACGCTAAGGCTCGCGCTAGCCAGCAGGAGGCTAAGGGCAATCTGTCGCCCGCAGCTAAAGCCAAGATCGATAGCAAGGCCAACAAGATCCTCGGCAAGAAGAAGTAACCATGTCTCAGGGGAATGAAGTGCTTCGTGATGCTGCTATGGCGTCTCCGCTGGCAGCGTTCTTCGGGGCCAGTTGGATCGCCGACATTCCCTGGGGGCCAATCTCCTATCTGCTGGCAAGCATCTACACCTCGATGCTCATCGTCTAGCTTGGATACAAGGGCATCAAGTGGGTGAGGGCTAAGCGCCATGGCAAGCACCCGTCTTAAGGTCGGAGCCGGAGCCGCCAGTCTGGTTCTGAGCCTGGCCGCTGGTGTTGTCGTGCATTTCGAGGGCTATGTCCCCGAGACCTACGCCGATCCGGTTGGCATACCGACTATCTGCTACGGCCACACGGGAGACGATGTAAGGCCCGGCGAGAAGCTTGGCCTGTCGCAGTGCGAGCAACTACTGCGTGGCGACCTGGCGGCAGCCTATGGGGCCGTACAGCGTTGTATCCATGTTCCGCTCAAGCCTTATGAGGCTGCGGCGTTTACCTCCTTCACCTACAACGTAGGCGCTACCGCTTTCTGCCAGTCCACGCTGGCCCGCAAGGCCAACTCCGGTGATATGCCCGGTGCCTGTGCGGAGATGAGCCGTTGGGTCTATTCGGACGGCGAGAAACTTCCTGGTCTAGTACGACGTAGGGCCGCTGAGCGAGCCCTGTGCAAGGGTAAGCAGTCATGAAATCCTTGGTACATCTCCTGGTCATCAGCTCCCTCCTGACCTTCGCGGGATGTGCCACTAAGCCGTTAGAGACCATGCGACACACCGCAGTCCATCTACATTTCAGTGATGGCGCATGCTCTGGGACGGTAGTAGGCAAGCGATCGATCCTCACCGCAGAACATTGCTTGGACGGATCGGATGTCATCTCGGTGGACGGGGTGGATGTCAAAGTCACTCAGGTGATGAAGGACGGCAAAGATCACGTCCTGCTGCTGACCGACCATGTGTTCGCGCAGTCGGCCGATGTGTCCGATGAGCCTGAGCAGGGCGCCGCAGTCTATGTTCTCGGCAATCCCGGCGAACTGGAGAGCTTCTACCGCCAAGGCTATATCGCCGGTTACAAGGACATCCGAGGCCAGCACGTCACGCTGTACGACCTCAACGGGTTCTACGGCGACTCTGGTGCAGGTGTGTTCGATAGCGATGGCCGAGTGGTCGGCGTGATATCGGTCCTCTATCAGCAGGTAGACAACGGATACATGAAGTTCATGGGCTCGTATGGGCTGGCCTTCACTGATAAGCAGTGGCGGGCCGCCCAATCTATTCAGTGAGGTCGCTATGAAGCTGATTCTGTTGGCAATCGTGGCGATTTATCTATTCATCATCTGCAAGTACGGGAAGCCGTGCGAATGAGCCGCATCAAGCTGATCGTGATCGCCGTACTGGCAGTCGTCCTTCTTCTAGGTGGCTGGCACTTCGCCCGCGTCCACGACGAAGCCAAGCAATCCAAGGTTGAAATCAAGACTCAGAAGCAGATCACCAAGCGCGCACAGGTCCGAAGCCATGTTGAGCAGGAAACCCAAAAGCTTCCCGATGCGCCTATCCAGCGGATTGGCGATGCTGCTCCTGATAGCGCTGCTGGCAAGCTGCAAGACTGGGCAAGAGATTAAGCCGAGCAACGGTTGCGAATGGGTAAAGCCCATCTTCCCAAGCCGGGACGACCAGCTTACAGACGGAACCGCCCGGCAGATCCTAGATCACGACGAAACCGGCAGGCAGATTTGCGGCTGGTCTAAACCCACCAAGGAGAAGAAATGAGCGTTCCCACCTGGCTTGCTGGAAGCACTGTTGTCATTTAGCGCTCGGCCAATGGTTACATCTGCATGCCCCGTGTTGGAGCAGATCCGAGCGAATGCGTGGTGTTTGAGACCTTCGCTGCGCTGACGTATTACTTGGGCGTCAACTACCAGCCTCCTGGTCCGTAATGAGCAAGGGTAGCGATCGCAGGCCACCGGCTGTCGATGACAAGACGCTGGCTGACAATTGGTCGCGCATCTTTGGCAAGCATGATGGGGCGTAGCATAACGGTAATGCCACGGACTCTAACTCCGCCCAATCTCCGTTCGAATCGGAGCGCCCCCGCCATGAAGAAGGCTAACTGGCGTCGCTTTAGAGAGTAGGTGCCGTAGCGTGAACGTTCTTGAGTCCATTGACGAGCAAGTGGCCGGCATTGTCCGCACTTACGCCCAAGAGAACGAGCTAGCCGTCCTGGTCAGAACCAATGGCAATGATGTACGTGTCATCGCTCCGAATGCTCAGCGCGATGTGTTAGCGAAGATGCTTCGTATCGCCGCTAGCATGCTGGAAGAGCCGGCGAGCAGGCAGTTCAACTAAACGTAGACTGAATTTCAATCAGAGGAATCCTTATGTCTCGCGGAGGTAAGCGCGAAGGCGCGGGCCGTCCAAAGGGCAGCCTCGACAAGAACAACAAGTAGCTCAGGGAGATGATCCTAGAGGCGCTCGATCGAAAGGGCGGCGTTGACTATTTAGCCAAACAGGCGGAAGAGCATCCTGGACCATTTATGAGCCTTCTAGCCAAGGTCCTACCCATGCAGGTAACTGGCGAGAACGGCGATCCGCTTAAGGCTAGCATCACGGTTACCTTTGAATGACGGACGCTAAGTTCCCGGCCAAGCTCAAGCCTCTGTTCCAGGCTTGCCGCTACAAGGTGGCTCATGGTGGGCGTGGGAGCGCCAAGTCGTGGAGTTTTGCCCGCGCATTGCTTATCCAGGCAGCGTCGAAGCCGCTGCGTATCCTGTGCACGCGAGAGGTCCAGAAATCCATCAAGGATTCGGTGCACAAGCTTCTTGGCGACCAGATCCAGGCATTAGGCCTTGGCATGTTCTACGAAGTGCAGTAGAGCGTCATCAAGGGCGCCAATGGTTCGGAGTTCATATTTTCGGGCCTGAGTGATCAAACGGCCGAGTCAATTAAGTCGTTTGAAGGCGTGGACATTGTTTGGGTGGAAGAAGCCTAGGCAGTGAGTGATCGCAGTTGGTCGATCCTGATCCCCACCATTCGAAAGGATGGATCGGAGATTTGGGTCAGCTTCAACCCCGAACTTGACACTGATCCAACATGGGTGCGGTTTGTGGAGAATCCTCTACCCGGCGCCTGGGTGATCGATGTCAACTACCATGACAACCCATGGTTCCCTGAGGTCCTGGAGAAAGAGCGCAGACACGCCAAGTCGACACTACCAGAATCAGATTACCTGAACATCTGGGAGGGCAAGTGTAAGCCAGCCATTACGGGCGCCATCTACGCCGACGAGGTTGCTGCAACGCTTACCTCGGGACGCATATGCGAGATTCCATACGAGCCATCCATGAAGGCTCATGCCGTCTTCGACCTGGGTTGGAACGACAAGATGTCGATCATTCTGGTGCAGAGGCATATCAGCTAGCTCCGGGCTATCGAGTACATCGAGGACAGCCATAAGACGCTAGATTACTACTCGGCTGAGCTGAAGAAGAAGAACTGGAATTGGGGCACCATCTGGTTGCCACATGATGGTCAGCACAAGGACTATAAGTCAGGCAAGTCGGCCGAACAGATCATGCGAGAACTTGGCTGGGATGTGCGGATCATTCCCAACCAGCCAATCGAAGATGGCATCCGTAATGCTCGCCGCGGGTTTGCTAAGACCTATTTCGACAAGGGCAAGACAGACCGTCTCGTGCAGTGTTTGAAGCGCTATCGACGCAGCGTACCAACTACGACAGGAGAGCCTGGCGCGCCCGTCCATGACGAGTGGAGCCATGGCGCAGACGCCTTTCGCTACCTTCACATCGTTGCCGAATCTCTGTCTAACGACAGCTGGGGCGGTAAACTCACCTACAAGAGCCTGGCAACCGCATGAAACAGTCACCCATGACCGACTCGCAGCTGTGCGCTGTGATCGATTATGAGCGCTCCCAGGGCATCGGTATCGATGATGAGCTATCGGCCGATCGTGCCAAGGCGGACGCCTTCTACATCGGCTACGCCACTGGCGTACTCGCCCCGCCGGATGTCGACGGTAGGTCCAAGGTTGTCAGCAAACAGCTTATGGAGGTGGTCGAATGGGCCATGCCATCGCTGATGCGCATGTTCTGCGCCGATGACGACATTATCCGGTTCGAACCGTCCTGCCGGGGAGATGAGCAGGTCTGCAAATAGGCCACTGACTACTGCGCCTACGTGCTGCACCGCAAGAACGATGGCTTCACGGTACTACACGACGCTATCAAGTCGGCCCTGATTACCCGATGCGGTTGGGTCAAGGTCTACTGCGAGCACACCTGGGATGTGCGCCAAAGCCATTATCAAGGAATGACAGATGTCGAGGTGCAGTCGCTTGAGGCTAATGAAAACCTGACGATCGATGAGGTTGAGTAGGTTTAGGACGTTCAAGTCCCCGTTGTCAACGGCCAGCCGATGGGCGCTCAGCAGTAGCCTGCCACGTTCAACGTCCGATGCTCCATCCGCAACAAGAAGACCAACTTTCGCGTAGTTGGTGTTCCACCGGAGCAGATGTGGGCCAGCAAGGACAGCCGTAATCTCGATGAGCTGCGCTGTATAGGCCAGGATACGCCGCGCACGGTATCTGAGCTGAAGAGCCTTGGCTACGACCCGGAACTCGTGGATCAGATTCCTACGGGGACGGAGAACGACACCTATGGCGAGCGTTACGAGCGCGAGAAGTACGACAACTCGTGGACCACGAACAACTACGAGACGCAGGACGCCAGCCAGCGCATGGTGATCCTTTAGGAGGCATACCTGCGGGTAGACTATGACGGTGACGGCGTGGCCGAATATCGCCGCGTGGTGAAGTCTGGACCCATTGTCTTCGAGAACGAGGTGGTAGACGACCACCCGTTCGCCTTCTTTACCCCGTTCCTGATGCCATACAAGCTGACTGGCATCAGCCTTTACGATCTTGTCGAGGACTTGCAGCGCATCCAGACGGCAATCAATCGCCAGTATCTGGACAACTTGTACCTCGCCAACACACCCATGCGTGGCGTGGTTGAGGGCATGGTTACGCTGGACGACCTGCTCAATCCTCGCCCGGGCGGCATTGTCCGTATGAAGGGTACGCAGGTTATCCAAGACCTGACTGTGCCAGATATCGGGCCGTCTGCCATGGCGGGCATCTAGTACTTCCAGAGCGTCCGTGACAGCCGAACTGGCATCAAGGAGTTCTCGCAGGGTCTGGTGGGCGATGAGCTGTCAAAGTCAAATATAGGCTCCCAGGGTGTTGCGTTGCTCCACGATGCTGCCGCCCAGCGCATTGAGCTGATTGCCAGGGTATTGGCCGAGACCGGCATCAAGCGCATCTACAAGCTTCTTCTGAAGCTGATTTGCCAGTACCAGAGCGGTCCCGTGGAAGCTCGCATCTCCGGTCAGTGGGTGGAATTCGACCCGTCGACCTGGCAAGACGACTATGACATGGTTGTATCGGTTGGCATGGGCCAGGAAAGCAAACAGGTTCGCATCCAGAACGCCATGATGATGCTATCTGCCTAGCAACAGGCTGGTCAGTATGGCTTTGTCCAGCCGCAGAACGCGTTCAATGGCCTGGAAGACCTAGCCCAGGCCATGGGGAAGAAAGATCCTACGCGGTACTTCACGCCACCGCAGAACATGCCACCGCAGCCCCAGCAGCCGTCCGAGGCTGACAAGCAGATGCAGGTGGAACAGTTCAAGGCTCAGTCTTCGGCTCAGCTCCAGGCCCAGAAGCATCAGCTTGACGCGCAAGGCGAAGTACTTAAACAACAGGCCCAGGCCGCCCAGCAGCAGCATGAGAAGGAGCTTGAGGCATAGCGCAACATGCTTCAGATGCAGCAGGACGAGCGCTTGGCAACTGTCAAGGCACAGCTGGACGCTGAATTGGCCAGGTTTAAGGCCGAGCTATAGGCTCAGACGCAGATTGAGGTGGCCCGCATCAATGCTGAGGCCAAGATCGCCGCCGCCAAGACGATGGGCGCTAAGGATGCTTCTACTGCTGATGCCGACGTGGCCTATGAGCAACGAAACGAGACCCAGTGATGGATGAAGTCGAACGCGGTTATCGGGACAAGCTTGAAGATGAGTTGCGTCAAGGTGAAGCAGCCTCTCAACTCCTTCGGCATCCCTTGTTTGTCTCGGCTTTCGAGACGCTTGAACAGGAAATCGTTGACCAATGGAAACAATCAACCAGCCTAAGCGCGGACGGCCGAGAAAAACTCCACAATATGCTGTACTTGCTAGGCAGGGTGAGGATGCATGTGGAGAAGCATGTGGAGACCGGAAAGTTGTCCGAGGCGACGTTGAAGCAAAAGCTGGCCCGAATGGTTGGAAAGAGCTAGACGCCACTCTGAACCGGCTGGCACTAGAGCTTCGCCCCAAGACCATCTGCCGCGTGTGGGTGGATTTCGAGGCTCCCGAGCATTGGAGCGGACATTTCTGCGGCGCCAAGGTCGACAAGGGGCCTTGGAAAGTGCTGCTTAATACTGGCGAGTCCATTTCGCCCTAATCACAACTTAAGGAAACACCATGAGCAACCCGATCGATGGGACTCAGCCCGAAGGCGGCATGAGTGAAGAGGACATCCTGGCCCGACTGATGCCGCGCGAGGAAGAAGACCAGCAGGAGGCCACGCCACACGAACAGTAGTCCGTGGGCGGTGAAGAAAATGGAGGCGACCAAGGACAGGAAGCAGAGCATGAGGAAGAAGCTCGGGACGAACAGCACGAAGAGGCGCCCGAAGAACTGAAGTGGCTTGCCAACAAGCACAAGATCACGGTTCAGGGCCAGGAAATTGAAGTAAGCGCTGACGAGGCCTTCAAGGGCTATATGCGTCAGCAGGACTACACCCGCAAGACTCAGGAAGCAGCAGAGCAATCCCGAAATGCGGATGAACTTTTTCAGCACGTACAGAAGGAATACGCATCGCGTATTAACCAACTGGATGTTCTGGGTTCTTCGTTGTATAGGGAACTGGTTGGCGACCAAGCGAAACTTGCGACTTTGATCGAAACTGACCCGCAGGAATATCTGCGGCAGCAAGCAGCCATGCAAACCAAGGTGAGCATGTTGCAGCAGGTACAGCAGGCCTAGCAGGAGCATAGGGATCAGCAAGCCAACCAGGCAGATCAGCATCGCCAGGAGCTTCTGGACCGTAGCGAAAAGGCCTTGCTCGAAGCACTCCCCGCATGGCGCGATGCCGATAAGCGTACCGCCGAGCAGAAGGAGGTTGCTTAGTTCCTTCTCAGTAACGGTTACTCAGCGGCTGACATCAATGGTCTTTATGATCATCGAGCCGTCCTGCTTGCCCGCAAGGCAATGCTTTGGGATAAGGCTCAGGCCGCACGTCAGAAGCAAGTAAATGCCCAGACAACCCCGCCAAAGGCGGTGAAGCCTGGCGCATCAAATCCAACCAACACTAAGCAGAACCAGACCCAGCAGGCATTCGCCAAATTCCGGAAGTCCGGACGAGATGATGATGCCGTGGCCTATCTGCTCTCTCGCTCTCAATGAGGATTGAATCATGGCTGTGATCACCAATACTTTCACGACCTACGCCGCGATCGGCTAGCGTGAAGACCTGTCGGATGTCATCGACAACATTTCTCCGACCGAAACCCCGTTTCAGTCGGCCCTGAAGAAGGTCAAGGCTGAGGCTCGTTTCCACGAGTGGCAGACCGACTCCCTGGCCGCCGCCGCCAACAACGCCCAGATCGAAGGCGATGACATCTCGTCCTTCCAGGCCGTCAGTCCGACCACGCGCTGGGGTAATTACACCCAGATCAGCTACAAGAACTTTGTCATTGCTGACACTGAGGAAGTGGTAAACAAGGCTGGCCGCAAGTCGGAAGTGGCCTATCAGAAGGTCAAGCGCATCAAGGAGCTGAAGCGCGATGCCGAGGTTGCCCTGATTCAGAACCAGACGTTCAACGCCGGAGCTCTGGGTACGGCTCGTCAGGCCCGAGGCCTGGCCGGCTGGATCACTCAGGGCTCGGTGGGCGCTACGGGCTCCTTCCCGGTACCGTCGACCAACACCGCTCCCGTGGCAGGTACGGCCCGTGCGTTCTCGGAAGCGCTGGTGAAGGCCGCGATGCAGACCGCCTACACCTCCGGCGGTGCGCCCAACCTGATGCTTCTGCGTCCGTCTGATAAACAGGTGCAGTCGACCTTTACGGGCAATGCTACCCGCTTCGAGGATGCGGACAGTAACAAGCTGCACGCCGCGTTCTCGTTCTACCTGACGGACTTTGGCACACTGAAGTGCGTGCCGGATCGTTTCATGGACGCTGCGGCGTATCTGATCGATCCGGAGCACGTCTCCCTCGCCACGCTGCGCCCGCTGGAATACAAGCCGCTGGCGAAGACGGGCGATGCGGAAAAGGCCCTGTTGACCTGGGAATACACGCTGCGCATGGACAACAAGGATGCCCATGCCCAGATCCGCGACTTGTCGTAATCCTGACTGAAACTTGGGGCCGGCATCTCGTCGGCCCCATTCTTCCGGAGCTTCCCATGGGCTATCAGTCCCCGATATTCTCGGTGGATGTCAACGTTACTGGCGTCAACATTACGACCGGTGCAGCGTCGGCCTCTGCCTCCATCCCTAACAACTCGGCCGGTATTGTGGCCCGCTATGTGCGCGTCACCGCCACGCAGTACGCCCATATCAAAGTCGGCAAGGGATCAGCCACCGCGCTGGCTACTGACACGATGGTCATTCCTGGCGAGGCGCTTATCTTCTGCTGCGCTGGTGCTGACACCATTGCAGCCATCCAGGATACGGCGTCTGGCACCGTCAATGTGGTGCCCCTGGAGTGGGCATGAAGACAGAGCTTCATTTGCAGGGCGATGATCTAGTTGTGCAATACCAGCAAGATGTAGAGCCAATCCTTGAGTTCTGCAAGGCGCAGCACAATGCTGGCTTCCATGGTACATCAGAGATGCGCCATGCGGCTCTTGTGCCTGACATTCTCGTGTATGCCTACATTGAAAGAAATGGCATCACATTTCATGAGTTCATTGCCAATGATGAGCACATGAAAAGGTTTCTTGATGATCCATCTCTCTCACAATTCCGTATCTGGAAGGGCAAGCTCTAATGATTAACGACTACGCCACGCTACAGGACGCAATCGCCCGCTGGCTTGCGCGTACCGACCTTTCACAATCCATTCCAGATTTCATCATGCTTGCTGAGGCAAGGATCAATTCTGACCTTCGCACTCGCTCGTAGCAAACACAGGCTAGCGGCACGTCGTTAAGCCAGTAGGTTGATCTTCCCAGCGATTTTAGGCAGATGGAAGCTTTCATCATCTAGCTAGGTGGCATCGAAACAGCTTTGCACCCTCAATCTCCTGAGCGCAGCACCAACGCATCAATTACGACTGTGCCAAGCGGCTACTGGATTGGTGGAAATACGCTGTATCTCAACTGCAATACAGATTATGCCTATCGGATGGTCTATTTCTCAGGCGTACCCTCTCTAAGTGCATCATCCACGCAGAACTGGCTCGTCGTAGCGAACCCTAATGTGTACCTGTATGCGTCACTTTTGGAGGCTGCTGCATACATGCAGGACGACGACCGCATTCCTATCTGGCGGTCAGGCTATGAGAACGCCATGGACGCCCTCAGGCGACAGGATGACTATGCACGCTATAGCCCTACGCCGCGGTAGCGCGTTGATTTCGTGGTGCACTGATGCGCATTGAGTTGCTAGGTTTCGCGCCAGACCTTGACCCAGCCACGCCTGGTGTCATTACGGACTGTGACCTCATTGTCCCATCGACATAGGGGTTTACAGCCGCCAACAACCGTGTAGATGTTGGGCTGGCAGCCCTGGATAGCGCCTGTAAGGGCGCCTATGTGGGTACGCTTCTCGACGGCTCTAAGCGCATCGTGGCCGGCACACAGGCTAAGTTGTGGGATGTCACAGCTAGCGCGTGGGTGGACAGAAGCCAGGCAGGCGGATATACCGGCCTTAATCGCTGGCGATTCACCATGTTTGGCAACAATGTCCTAGCCACGAACCGAGCCCAGCGCATTCAGTAGGCTGCACCAAGCGCTAGCTTTGCAGATATCGCCACTGCACCCGCTGCGTCGGTGATGTGCTCCGCGTCAGGCTTCGTCCTGGTTGGCGATGTTTCTGACCTTACTGGCTCATTCGGTGACCAGCCTGATGGGTGGTGGTGCTCTGGTTTGTTTAATCAGGCCGTGTGGACGCCTTCTGTTGCTACACAGTGTGCCAATGGTCGACTAGTAACGGCACCCGGCCGTATCACGGCTATGCGAGAGCTTGGCGACGATGTGGTGGCTTATAAAGCCCGTTCGATGTTTCTTGGCCGCTACGTTGGGCCGCCCATTGTATGGAGTTGGTAGCGGATCCCTGGTGATATCGGCTGTTCAGGGCAAGAATCGGTCGTGGTGGTTGGATCTTCTCATTTCTTCATTGGGCCAGCCGATATATACGTCTATGACGGCACGGTTCCTCGATCGATTGGTGCGCCCATCAGGCAATGGTTCTTTCAGTCACTCAACGGTTCCCAGCGAGCCAATATTATCGGTGCAGCCGACCTGGCCCGCGATCTGGTGTACTGGTACTACCCGTCAGTAGCCTCAGCCACCGGTACTTGCGACAGCTGCATTGTCTATAACATCCGCACGAATCAATGGGGAAGGGCGTCGCAGAGCATTGAATCAGCCGTCGAATATGCCTCAGGCGCTGTCACCTATGATGGCCTTGGAACGCTCTATTCAACCTACGATAATCTGCCCAATATCGCCTACGATTCGCCGTTCTGGATCAGCGACTAGACCGTTCCTGGCGTCATTGGAACAGACCATAAGCTCTACTCTCTCACCGGCAACCCGGGCGCGTCATATCTAGTATCTGGCGACTTTGGCGATGAGACGAATTGGAGCATGTTTAAGCGTGCCACCCCACGCTATCGCACGCAGCCATCATCAGGCACCGGAACTAACTATTACCGAGGAAACCTCGGTGTCACGCCGACCCAAGATCAGACGATTGCACAGTCTTCATAGGCTCGCTTCGACTTTCGACGCATTGCGAGGTGGCATCGAGTGCGTTTTGACTGGACCGGCCCCGTCTCTCTGAACGGACTGGACGTCGATCTGCAGCAGGCTAGCAGGGAATGAGAATTTAGACCGATCCCCGCCTGCCACAAGATCTGCAGCAGCAGGTATTGCGCCTAACGCAACTACTTCGGGACGTGACATTTCAGCTTAATGCCCTATCAGAGGGCTAGATCTGGGCCGTCACCAACGCCTATACGGCAGTTCCGGCGTCAGGCAAATGGAATCAGGGCGACTTTGCCGCCAATAGCGCGCCCACTGAGCTTGGCACAGCCGGTTCGAAATACATCATTAGGGGTTGGAGATGCACTGTTTCTGGTGATTTTTCCACCACAGCCCCCACCTTTGTCCAAGAACGCGCACTTACGGGAAATTGAATGCTTCCGATGATCTCTGGCGTCACCGCCGATGGCAAGATGAAGTTCCAGGCCGTAGCCATTCATCAAATTAGGCATTATTGGCCCTAGATCTTGCCTGGCATTCAGCAGATTCGAGACTCCAACGGCGAACCGTGGATGCCGGAAGATGTATATGCGTCCCTTTAGGCCAATAAGGCAACGCTTTACGCCTTCCATGCAGAAGACGGCCATTTGGCTGGGTTCGTTGTGTGCGAGATCGTTGTCATGCCATTCGGTAGTGGCGCTGATCTGAACATCTGGCTTGGATGGTCTGACAGCAAGGGGCAAGGTCATTACGGCGTGGAAGTGGCGAAATATGTTTAGGACGCGGCCGGCCTCACGCGAACTTTATTTTGGACACCGCAGGAAGCGTCTTGGGTGAACAAATACCGTCGCATCACGAGCCTTTACGAGGTCTAATCATGGGTGGCAGCTCGCAACCGAAGAACACGACGACCACGACCTAGGTGCAGTTGCCTTAGTGGCTGTCGACGGACTACCAGAACTACATCAATCAGGCTCAGAACATCAACAACAAGCCGTATCAGCAGTACGGCGGAGAGACGGTCGCTGCCCCCACCGAAGACCAGTACAAATCTCTCTGGCTAGCCCAGCAGGGAGCAGCCGGTCAACTCGGCAGCCAGCAGAACCAGCAGAACGCCCTGCAGCAGATCTTGGGCGGCTAGTACAGCGTCAATCCTGGTGCTAATCCCCTCACGGGATAGACCACGCAAGTGGGGACGAACCAATACGCCGGGCAGAATCCATACCTCGGCCAGATGGTGAACTAGGCGCAGCAGAGCATCGTGGACAGCTACAACAAGAACACCTCTCCGGCTCTGGCGGCTTAGTTCGCCTCCAACGGGGCGTTCGGTGGTAGCGCCTACAACGACGCCATGCAGCAGTCCCAGAACACTCTTGCCTAGAACCTGGGCCAGGTGTCTACGAGCCTCTACGGCCAGGACTACCAGAACCAGCAGCAGTTGGCTGAGAACGCCCTCAATCGCAATGTGCAGGCCCAGCAGACCGACTTGGCACGTAACGCCGGCCTCTATCAGCAGGACATCGCCAACCGCATGGGGGCGGCCCAGTAGAACGCGGGACTCATCCTCAATGCCTCGCAGGGCGTCACGGGTGCAAATGCCCTGCAGAGCCAGTTCTTGGGGCAGTACGGCAACCTGTCGCCTACGGTATAGAACTACAACCAGGGCGTTATGGATCAGGCCGCGAACAATTGGTACAACCAGACATATGGGTATGATCAGCAGCGCCTAGCGAATATGGGGCAGGCACTCAATTCTGTGCAGGGTGCGTTCCAGGGGCAGCAGACAACCGGCTTGAATCCTGCCTATAGGGGCCGAACTGGTGGAGGAGCACTTGCATCTGGTTTGGGCGGTGCTGCAACGGGCGCAGCTCTTGGCAGCGTTGTTCCTGGCATTGGCACTGCGGCTGGCGCGATAGGTGGCGGAGCCATAGGCCTGCTTGGCTATTACCTCTAAGGAAACCTCATGCCTGGATTCAATTTCCTTTCTGGAACGCCGCAGCAATTCGGCCAAGGATTCCCTTACCAGCAGCAGTTGTATGCACCATAGATGCCGCAATGGCTTAACCAAGGGTTGTCCACTTAGCAGCCCATGAGTCTTATGCCGGGCGAACAGGGTGGTATCCCCTCCTACCTGCAGAATCCCCTGAGCAACTAGGGTGCTGCCGGGTTTAGCCTTGGCGATAGATTGCAGCGGTTCAAGTCTGCTATGGGCGAAGGGAACATGAATCTTGGCCTTGGCGGCCTGCAAATGATGCTTAATGGCTGGGGGAGTCATAGCTAATGGCTTGGTATAGCGGTCTATTCGGTGACACCAGTGGCCTGAGCGATCAGGATCAGCAGAAGATCGCCAACTAGGGCCTGCTTCGCGCAGGTTTGGGCATCCTCTCTGCGAACGGCCAGCCTGGCACCACACCATTTCAAGCCATCTCTGGCGGCCTCCTTGGAGGCCTTGATAGCGTGCAGCAGGGTGCCACCAATCTGCAGAATTCTCGGTATCGCCAAGCGGTCATGCAATCAACTATGGCCGACATGCAGCGCAAGCAACAGATGTAGGCTATCGCAAAGAAATATCTCAAGCCTGATGGAACATTCGACATGAATGGATACCAGCAGGAATTGAGCGGCCTCGATCCTGCGGCGGCTATGGAGCTTCACCAGAATCAGCTGCGGGGCTAGCTGTATGAGGCTCAGGCAAAGGATGCGACTGCTAAGGCTAATGCAAAGATGACGCGCGAAGTCAAATCCAACAGCAATGTATTGACGCAGGAGTTCGATCCAGCGTCAGGCAAGTGGAATACGATTGCCACATCTCCCGAATGGAATCCGCGACAGATGGGCGAGGTTGGTGGTGGCAGCCGCGGCGTTCTTGGGCCTGGCGCATTCCAGCTCATTTAGGGCCAGGACGGCCAGTATTACAACGTCAACAAGGTGACCGGAGAAATCACTCCGATTTCTGTAGGCGGCCAGGGCGTCACGGGCGCTAACGCGCTTCGTAACCAGCAACAGGAGCTTAAGAACGCCGATGCTTCTTCATCAGCTGAGGGTGGCGTCGCATCGTTCGACATCGCCATGAAGTCGCTCAACAATCTGAAAACAGATCCAGGCCTGAATAGCGGAACGGGACTTACTGGCGTGGTTGCACGTAATGTACCTGGCACGGACGCATTTACATTCGCTCGCAATTTGGAGGCCTTCAAGGCCCAAACCTTCCTTCCACAGGTATAGAACCTGCGTGGCATGGGTCAGTTGTCTGATGCCGAGGGCAAGAAGCTTTCCGACTCCATCGGAGCGCTTGATCCAGGCATGAGTAAGAAAGCTTTTCTAGATAGCATTGACAACATCCAGAGCACGCTTGAACAAGCTCGTCAGCGAGCGGCCCGAAAATCTTCTCGCGTGCAATAGGTGACTGGTGGAACCGGTGCTGCATCAAATCCATAGCAGCCCACCGCTTCACCCGATCCACTTGGAATCCTTAAATGAGCGTACTTGACGACTTCAGGAAGCAGAATCCGCAGTATGCGGATATCTCTGATGGAAAGCTCGCATCGGCGATCCGCAAGAAATACTATGCGGATATGGACCCAACGGAATTCTACCGTCGAACCGGTCTTAACCGTCTTGTTGGTGTGGACAATTCGCCAGGTGGCCTGACTGAGCAAGATACATAGCCGGGCCTTACTGCATAGTTTGGTCGATCCATGTTGCGCACCGGAAAGACATTCGGTGAGGGCGTGACAGGTACGCTAGATCTCCTTGCCACACCATTTCGTGCTGGCATAAATGCCATCGCGCCAGATGGCTATAAGGCTGGAACGGCTACCGACTTGCTCGATAATGCCATCCAGAATGCTACCCCCGGAATGGACTTGCAGCCATAGGGTGCTGCTGAGCGCTATTCAGACGCCATTACTCGCGGTGTTGGTGGCGCAGCAACTGGAATGGGGGTCGGCGGCGGCTTGGCAGCCAGCGCGTCGCCTGTCGCCGCGGCAGTTGGCCGTGGTCTTCTGGCAAATCCCGGTGGTTAGTTGGTCGCTACCACGACAGGCTCAACGGGTTCACAGATTGCCAAAGATGCCGGATTTGGTCCGCTTGGTCAGTTTGTGGGAGGGCTTGGTGGTGCACTCATCCCGACCGCCCTAGGGGCCGGTGCAACCGGAGCGAAGAATGCTATTGGTGCACTGATGGCCCCCAGTGCCGAGCAGCAGGCGCTCGCACAGGCCGCGCTGCAGCGCGGCATTCCGCTGAAGGCCTCTCAGGTGAATGGCGGTCAGTTCGGCAAATACCTTGATTCTGTTACGGGTATTGTCCCTGGATCGGGTTCTAAGGCTTTCGATCAATCGCAGCGTGACGCTTTTAATCGCGCCGTTGGTCGTACCATTGGTGCTGATCCGGCAGCCAGTAAGATCACAGATACCGTGTTTGCTGGCGCTAAGCGCGATGTATCCAATACCTATGATGATCTGTGGAACAGAAATAGTCTTAACTTCACGCCTTAGCTATAGCAGGACTTCCAGAGCACAATCGCGAATGCCGCATCTGCCAAGCCGGAGATCCTTTCCAAGATCCAGGGCTATTGGTCTCGCATCACTAACGGCATCTAGCAGGATGCCAACGGCAATATCGTGCTTCCTGGCTCGCGGTTTAAGCAGATTGATACCGACATGGGGCGTGATGCGATCAGCTCTGACCCCGAGGTGCGCCACTACATAGGACAGCTTCAGGATGGCCTAAGGTAGGCGATGGGGCAGTCCATGAATGCGCAAGACTAGGCTCTTCTCGGCCAGGCCAACCAGCGTTGGGGTGCCATCAAAACGCTTGCCCCGGTGGTCGCAAAGGCAACGACTGGCGATGTAAGCCCATCGTTGCTCTAGTCGGCCGTGACGAACAATGCCTCTTCCAAAATGGCGATGGCGACAGGGAGCCGTGGCGAGCTAGGCACGCTCGCTAGAATCGGTCAGGGACTTCTGAAAGAGCCCCCACAATCCGGCACCGAGCCGAGGATGATGGTTAGAAACTTCCTCGGCGGCATTGGTAGCTTGGG